GGTCAGTGGCTATTCTGTCATCGTCCTGTGTCTGCTTTATGTTCTTTATAAAGGTGAAATCGAGCGTGAATTACGTGAAGACAATTTCGATATCCAGCTTCCATGTTTGAGTTTCGGCTTATTCAAGGATTTGTTTATCTTTTGCAAACTTTTCAACATTCCTATTCTATTTTCCACAAACACCTTCGACTTGCGTGCGAAGGCCAAAACCACTCTTGAAGATTTTTCTCGTCATTGCAAAGTTGAGTATCGTGGTAAGCATTCCATCCTACTGAGTAACATCAGCGGGGTTTTGCATCCAGTCGATAACTTTATCAAGCATTTTTATGATAGATTTTTCCCGAAGCAGTGTGTTGCTGCTTTCGCCAAGTACAAACGTACGAACCCTACTCTTGGATTAAGACTCATTCAATTGGACAAATTTGCTGAGCCACATGCCGATACCATTCCTACTGATGAACTTGATGCCGCCATTGAGACTATTTTGACTGATGTCTTCTCTGCTCATTGGTTCTCAACTCTCAGGATGGATCTCAGCGTCAGCATTAATGAGATGGATTTTGATAGTCTTGTCTTAGATGGCGCTTCGGCAGCCGGCTATCCCTTTAAGCAGGGTAGTAAACGTCGTGATGTCAGGCATGATGCAACTCAGGTTGCTCGTGAAATACTTCATGATGACCATGCTTTTGAATCGTACAGTAATGACCACGTGTGGTATACAACTGGTCGTGCTAAGATGCAGAGTATCCTCAAGGAGAACGCTGGCCGTCTCATTATGTATGCAGGTTTCTCCTTCATGCTTATTGGGATGCTTGTCTGTCAAATCTGGTCCACATTCATGAATTCATTTGAATGGTGTGGGGTGGGTTTCTCTTGGATGCACGGTGGCGCTGGAAGATTTGCCCATTTATTTGAGGCTGACAAAGGTTATGCGCCTAAAGGTTTCAGGTACGTGTCACTTGACATTAAGGAATGGGATACTAAGCTTCATCATGACATCATGTGCATGCTCAAGAAGTTTTATTCGAGACTCCTTGATAAATGTGGCATTTCCAGGCTGTTCACTGATAAGTTTATCCTCATTATCGATGATATGATAAATGCAGTCGTTCTCTTCCCAATGGGTTACATATTTAAAGTGTCCCAAGGGATGAAGAGTGGATGGTGTAACACAGCCAACGACAATACTCTGTTGCATGAGGTCGTCTTTCGATGCATTATGAAGCGTTTATGTTATATGAAACATGTCCTTTATGGGGATGACAATTTTATATTGGTTCCCGATTCTGTGACTGACCAGATGTTGAAAGATGAGTACGCTCGCTTTGGTCTTGTTATTGGAGCGATCCATTCGTCACGTTACCTAGGCGATGTGGATTTTCTTTCTAAGTATGTTGTCTACAGTATGGGTGTGTATTATGTTTTTCGACCTTCAGTCGAGACACATTCTCGTCTCCTTATGCCTGAGGAGTTAGATCCTAGGCGTAGGGACCGTCCCGATGCTGTCATAGGTGTTGAACGTACACTTGGACATCTGCTTGATAATCCATTCAATGAAGATGTTAGGCATACGTGTTACTCCATTTTGCATCGTCTCAAGAAACATTATGCTATTGACTACATCGATGTGCACGATTCCATGTTCAGGAGTCATCCTTGGTCGTCTTTCGATAAGGATCTGATTCCAAAACGGTTTCCCACCATCCCTTCTCTGACTTTTATTGAAGAGTTGTATGGCGTTCCCATTCCCCATGCTCTACGTGTGGCTTGGCCTTGTCGACCTGATTTCGTTGGTTTTTCCAGAGAAACAGCGTCCGATTCTTTACGTTATGATGTTGCTTGTGAATACTCCAATGATGTTGCTTTTAAGCTTGGCAATATTGCAGGTAAGAAGGCTAAGGCTGTGATCAGAAGAATTTCTCCTTATGCCCAGCCTAAATTCTGCTATGGTTTTCACGCTGCTCGTTTTGAATTCGCCCTTAGATATTTTGGTATCCAATTCAGCAGTATGCTTGATTTTGGAGCACATCCTGGGGCGTGTGCGGCGTCAGCGTTGAAACATTGTGCTGATGTTGTTTGTGTCTCAAAGAAGCCTCGCGGCGATGAAGATTTTTGTCCTTATGTCGCNAGGTGTGAAGATGTCAAGCTTATCCGTACTGATGCTGATCATTTCGTACCCTTCAGACGTTTCGAATTACTTCATGATGACGTTGATGTTCGGGGCGGGTCCGTCGCCGATGATATCCTTAATGGTTTGGGCATTATCAGACGAGCCCGCATGAATTGTAAACATGTTGACCAGTGTCTATTTACACTCAAGGAAATTAATTACCATACCCGTAATGATCTCTATGAGTTGTATAAAGATTTTGGCCATATTGACTTTGTCAAGCCTCATTTTTCCAATCCGTGGAAGTGTGAATTTATGGTTTACTGTAAACAGAGCACCGACGCGCCATTGCGAAAGAGTGTATTCTTCAGGATGCTCAATTGTTTCTTGAACGACCAGGCGAG